ACCATAGAGATGATATTGACTTTTGCACTAGCCCCGGAGGTTAGGGCTATGACGTACAAATCCCCGCCAACCTTGTCCGACGTGTCCGTACCGTCTGATTGTGTTACCCTAAGACTCACAGAGCCGCCCGTTGGAGGCGTGATACTGCCAAGTTTAAGCGTTACCGCGCCATACAAATCTTTGTTTGTAGAATTATCGTAGGTAACGGTTGCACTTTCAGTGTTGTTGGCCAGAGAGTTAAAAGCTGTGCTGGCAAAGTTACTCGAACGAGTTGAAGGAGTTGTCCATTTTGCTACACTCATGCTACGGCTCCTCTTGCAAGTCCCACTAACCGGGCATCAACGTAAATTGCATTGTAAGTTGCCCATGATTGATGAGAATTGGTCATGGCGAGCAAGTCATCCTTAGTTGTTGCATCAATGAGATTTGCAGACACCAAGGCGGTGAGTAAGGTTACAACAACATCGTACGATGCAGGTTTATGCGTCTCAATGATTGTTGTGTAATTAAGGCTATCCCTTACCGTAATGCACAAACCTCGGAGCGATACGTCCGCAGCAGTATTTTCAGATGTAAGAACAATTCCTGGCCAGTACTGTCTTTCTAGGAAAACCTGCCTAACATCCGTGGTCAGTACTGGAACTTTTCTCGTTGGCAAAGCCGCATCCGCCGTGTTGAGAATAGTTGCCACTTCCCAATCCGGAAGGCCAACAAACTGCGCTTCAGCAACTTTATCAATGAGAATTTGTGGCACGGTCATATGAAATCAATCCAAGGTTATGTTAAGCTGCCCAACGGCGAACGATGGCGTGATGCCTGATGACACCGACAATGAGCATGTACCCCAAGCGAGGAGATTCCCTGCCGAAGACGCATCATAAAGACCAAAACCTGTGATAGTGTTTGTCCCTGCTGTACATGCTCCAAATGTTATAGCGTTGGCGTTTAAGCCATTGACACCACTCGAAGCCGTCCAGTCTGCGCCGACCGTTGTAACGCGAGCATACCCAGTATAGTTTGCCTCTGTACCACCGCCAGCGTCTGTAGGGTTGGTCGTGAATAAGGCAACATACGCCGTCGGCATTGTGAACGAGGTTTTGCCTCGAACGTGGTCGAGAACTTTCTGTTGTAGATACGTTGTAAAACCAGCCATATGTTCTCCTTATCGCGTTCCTAATGCTTCAAATTCTTCTATGTCAACGCCACTAAAGTGGTTCCATGATTCGCCTGAAGCTGTTTTAAAGCGCAAGCGGTGGTAGCGGCCACGGCTGTTGAGGGAGCAACTCCCGTTAGGTTCTTGCACTTGGTCAGAAGAAAAACTGTTCGTTTGCGAAAGTCTGTCCCGTGACGAAATGGCAAGCGTTGACGCGCTGGAGTCGACCAATGGCCTAGCGCGGGTCACTTTCGATTGCCATCCGGGAGCAATTTCAATGTCCGTTGTGTCTATTTTAGCGGCGAGGTTTGCGCCGTCAAAATATCCATATTGGTGACTTGTATCAAAAGCCGCCAGCAACGAGCGGTTCCCAGCCCACACTTTACTGTCCAAGCTAACCGGTAATGTTTCAATGGTACCGTAACTGTCAAGCTGTTCTAGTGTTTTACCAAAAGTTGCGCCGCGCAGGATATATTCAATTTCTACGGTGCCAAGCTCAGTTGCTGCCCAGCGATCAAACGATGGGCTATAAACCAACAACCTGTTAGGATTGCCGTTTGTAGACCCTGCACCGGGGTATGCCCAATAGATAAGCCCTTTTGATGGGTCAACCGCAGACGAAACCCGGTCAAGATAATCTGTCTGCAAGTCATTGTAGAAAAATCGGTCAACCTTTTGCTTGCCTATAGGCGTAGAATTGGAGCCGTCAAACCTGTAAAACCCATCTTCCGTAGGGTAGAACACTTCTGCCCCAAACTGGCATAACCCGCCAGAAACAAACAAGCCCCGCGCACCTTCCGCTGGCACAAAGTCAAACACGTTAGGCAAGCCAGAATAAATAATCCGCCACACGGCACGTTCAAAGAATGTTGCGCCATCGGCAGTGCCAAGGTTGCCTGCTATCCCTTGAATGGCTCCATGCCCACCGGGAACGTCCTGAAAATCGCTTAGGTTGTTGGCTGCAAGCTGTGTCCCCGGCGTAGGGAAATTGGTTGGGTCATTGATTGCTGACCACCATGTACGCTGCGGCTGTGTACCGTAGGTAGAATCGGCAGTGTAGCCAAGAAACAAGAAATTTTTAATAACAGCAGTGTATCTAGCCTTTAAGCTCGTCACGCCGCTAGTTATTAAATCGCCAAACAGCGTGCTTGTGCCTTCTAAGTAACCCTGAATCGGATCGTTGCCGTTCGTGGCAATTACCCGTTGACCCAAGATCGAAAACGACCACGGCTGGGTCGACCCCGTGACATACCCGCCACTTTTGGAAACGTCCGCCGCCGTGGTACCCGGTGAGGCTATCCGATATAGTTTTGATGCGTCTCCAGCGTACACACGGGCGTTACCGTTAAAATCAGAGGCTGTCAGGCCCCCTTGGCAACGTGCGGTTAAAGCCGAGCTGAATGATTGGTGTGCCTGCATCGGCCCATAGCTTTGCGCCGTTGCAGGAATTACATTGTAAACCGTATCAGAAGCCGCCGTAGGCAAATCAGGTTGGTCAGGTGCAAACTCTACAACAGGGATGATTGTCATCTCAAGGCGTCCCTGTGCTAACTCGCATCCTCATTCCGGTGCCCCCCTGTTTGTCAGCTCCATCGGAATCTGAAATGGCGTTCAGCATTCTTTCGCACTCAATACGGATTTCATTGTATTTTGCGCTATTGCCATAATACCCGTAGGACTCAGCCAATGCTGCGGCTAAGTACAGCTTTGGTTGTGCGGTCAACAGCCAATTGGCGGGGTCGCTAACGGATAAAGAAGGCAGCGTGTAATAGGTAAATTTTGCCGTGTAGGTTAAATCAGGAGCCGGGTAAACACGAAGTTGTTTGTTTTGTATTGTGTAAAACCGTGGCTTGCTTGCGTTAACGTAAATGTCCCAGTTATCAGCGACAGTAGGGGTAACATAATCCAACACCTGAACCGGAGAAGTGTTAAGTACAATAGCCCTTGTTCCAATGTAATCAGTAGGCAGAGCAGTATATTCCGTGCCGATAGAGAACGTGGCGTTCTGGGTTTCACCTTGGCGCACCTTTAGGCGGCTCAACGCCATGCGAAACTCGTTTTCAGCCAACGTAATCCAATCCGGGCACCGGGCTATGGCATCGGTATCATTGGAACGATTAATCCACGAAAGAATCGACGCTTGCAGGTTGGAGTAGGTGTCTAAAGCCATCAGACCCTACCAGCATAAATACGAAACGCCTTGTGGTTACTGTCGTTCAAAAACTCTTTAACAATATCGCCTTTGAAGTCCTGCATGGTTAATCCACGTTGTTTTAACCATGTAATAACCAAAATTTGAGGCACACGGGCGGCGTGATACCACTCACCAGATTTACTTTTCCCAGCTTGATTTCCGCCGTCTAGATGTAGCCTGCGTGCACTATCAAGGATAGGCTCAACGTCCTGTACCAATTCGTGGTGTATGACGTTTTCAGTCTCATCAAAATGCAGATATTCCACAATATCGCCACGGTTCGAATGACCGTCAACGTGAACACCTTGGCCCTTGGTGGAAGGGACAATAGGATCGTTCGGCAACACAGGGGCTTTTTCAAAAACCGCGTTTTCAAACATGGTTATGATTCCAACGGGGTGATGTTCAATTTTGCGGCCACTGCTTCTTGAATGTACGCTATCGTTGAAAAACTTTTGCAGCTTACAATAACGTCACAGTCAGGCGACAACAGCATATCGTTGTTGGTGGCGGTTACTCCTGCCAACCCAAATTTAACATATAGGTTTCCAGTAGCCTGCAACCGGACAAACCTTGCCCTATTCCCGGAAGAATCATTAGGGATCGCAATACTAGCTGAACCAACACCAGATGTTACTGTGTTTCCAGTTGCACCGACTTGGTAAGCACCATCATAAGCTAGCTTTGACATAAGCCTAGCTCCCCACAGTAAAGCCAATTCCTAATGGAATGGCTCCAGTTCCAGTCCCGGCAGGAGTAAGGCGGATAGTCCCGCCATCTTGAACGTAGGCCACAGTAGAGGCACCAAGTTGTTGGCGAAGCGTTGTCCCTGCGGCGGCAGGAACATGGGTAATAAGCGCGTCAGTAATATCCACAAAAGTTGTGGATCCCGGCTGTGCGTAAGCCAACTGGAATGTCCTGTTAGCAGTTGCTAAAGCCGTACCGAGAGTGACGTGGAAATCTTTAACCCGGCCAGGGCGAAGCACGGGAAAGTACAAAACAGTGCCAATGGCCGATGAAGACAATGCCGTGGTAACTAAGTCGCCAAAACTGATAGGGTTTGAAAGTGGCATGGTAATCTCCGAATGTTAGAGGGGTTTGAGAATCACGGCAAAACGCCGCTCATCAAGAAGGATAGCTTCGTGTACAAGAATTAAGTAATCTTCCCAGAACCTTAAAGGCTTCCCGTCTGCCCAAGGTTGGTTTTCAGAAACGCATTTTACCCAGATTTTTCCACCGAGAGCCTGAGCTTCTAACTGTTCTTCATTGAACTTGCTTTTGGCGTAGCGAGGCTTTGTTTTTACAACCCGTTGTGGGTCTTCGGGTGTCAAGTTCATTTGTTCTAAAACTTCATCGTCTATTGTCATAAGGTGTCCTTTTAAGAAAACAGCACTGTGGAGGTCGTTTCCAGCCCCCACAGAGCGCTCGTATATTACGAGGTGGTTAAATCAGCAACGATAGCGGAACCCGATTCGTTACGAGCTTCCAACGTGTACTCAACAAGCACTGCGCCCTTGGTGGCATCACCAGTGGCAGCAACGTCTTGCGTGTTCATTGGCCGCAAGTAAGCAATTGCCCACAAGTTGGTAGTCAACACATGTAAGTCACGGTCACGGCTGAAACGGTCAGCAATAATCGTGTGTGAACCGAAATCGCTTACATAAATATCGATAGCGGTGTTCAGCGTCTTATCAGTGGCATTGTTATCCGTGCGGGTTGTGTTCCCAGCAAAAGAACTGATTTGCTGCTTGTTGAACGCACCGCAAAGGATAAGGTCTGGGTCTCCCCCTGCCGTCCAGGCTTGTTGAACCGCTGTTTTTAACAATGATTCAGTGAGCGGGCGTTGGGTACCGTCAGTGGCGGCGGTCGAAGCAGACCCACTAGAACCGCCAGAGCCACGCTGGACGTTGGTTGTATACCAAGCATCCAATGAGCGCAACTGGCGAGCCGTTGTGGTGTTACCAGCAACTTTCGCTTGGTTCTGCGTCAGGACAAACTCCATATCACGGCGCAGTTCCTTAGTTCTTTTAAGAATTTGCAGCGAAAATTCTTTTACCCGGCCAGCTTTACTAACCATGTCTTGGGTTTTAGAAACTACCAGTGTCTTGTAGGAAATCTGGCAATTATTATCAACCCGTGTAGTTGCAGAAGGCGTTGAATAAGTAAAATCATCACCTTCAAGCTGGGCGTTGGCTGCCGCTGTAGCCAGTGTATCGGTTTGCCACTCATGCTTGGTAGCAATCGCGCTTGACGTTCCAATCCTAGCAAGGAAAGGGGTGTCTGTAGGAGAGATGTTGTAAATGGTGTTTACAAGATCTTCTCTGTTCCCGATGGCGGCGTAACTTGTAAATGTGCCTGTGGCAATAGCCATAAATGACTCCTATCTGAATAGGCTCGCAATTAATGTTGCTTGTTCATCAACATTGTTTGAACTGCGAACGCGGTTGAGGATTTTCTTGGTTTGCTCAGACGCGACCGAAGGGGAAGAAACACCGGAAGATCGAAGGTTAGCCGTTGGCTGCTGTAAGGGCGTTTTCTTCCCTGCTGCTGCTTTCAGCGTTGCTTGATAGTTCCGCCAAGCCATTGCATCACGGATAATCGGCACATGGCGGTGATCCGCAATGACCGAAACTTCCTGTGGGGTGAACCCATAATAATCTACAGCGGCCTTGCGAACCTCACCGAGGATGCTGTTGGCTTTTGCGTTGTCTTTAAATTCAGGGAATTTTTCAGACAATGCGCTGTATTCATTATCAAGCTGTTCTTTAAAGCGTTGCTGCTGCACCTGGGCTTCTTGCTGGGCAGAAGAACGCAAAATTTGAACAAATGCTTCATACTCGCTGGCTCTGGCTGGGTCTTCAACCTTAACCCGTAAGTAATCCGCTTCACCTTTGATGTCTGCAAATTTTGCTGGCAATAATTGTGTTGCTAACTGGTTCAATCGTTGAAGTTCAGCCGAATATTTTGACTGCGCTTCATTTGTGCGAACTTGAACGTCTTGTAAATCACGTTCACGCGTCGCAATCGTCCGCGAACGCTCTGCAAAGTGTGCTTCTCGCTCATTCTCCCGGTTAATAATGCGCTCTTGCGCCCAGGTGGGAAGAGATTTGAATGCCTCTTTGTCGTCGCTCGGCCAACTTATAGGCGGCTCGATGGCCTTCACTGAAGGTTCGGCTTTGTCCTTTTCACTGGTCTTTACTTGATCCTCACCGATGGCCTCATCTGTCTGTGGTTCGGTCTCCCCGATGGCTGCCGGATCAGGGGCATTTGCCTCGGTATCTTGGGTTTTGTCATCATTAAGAGCGGACATCATCACGTCCAAACGCCCGTTAATATCTAAATCTTGGTCTTCACTCATAATCGTCTTCCTCTTGTGGCGGTCTCGCTTGATTGCGAGTGACGGCCTGTTTTTCCTCAAAATCCACACTACTGCTCAAGGCTTCAAGCACTTGGGTCAGCTTTTTCGTGGCAAGAAGCAGGTAGTAGTTCTGTTCCCGCACGGCGGTTTCTTCAGGATTGGTATTTGCCCATTGTAGAAAAGCAATATCGTTGACGGTTTTAATAGTGAGCTTAAAATCTTCGTTCTCAAGCAATGCTTTGGCAGCATACCCGCGCCGTATTGTTTCGGCTTTGTCACTCATCGATAAACCCCGCCAGTGAAATGTTGCTTTCGTTAGGGGTAAGTTTTGTTCCAGCAAGAGCGGTGAACTCTAGCTTTTTCATTTCCAAATCAAGTAGTTTCATCTGATATTCTATCCGCTTGGTTTCAACCGTTGCGTCTAATTCCATCTGCTTGCGGTTGGTTTCCGTTTCCGCTTTCTGGGCTTGGGCTTTGACTATCTCGGCCGCTAACTGTTGTTCAGGCGTCGGCTGTGGGGGCGGAGGCGGTGGCGGCTGTGAAGCCGGGTCATCTGGGTTGAGGTAGTACGGGTCAGATGTTTTCCAGCCCACAGCCTCAACCAACTTGGTCAGCTTGGCATGAATGTTCTTAGGCGCAAGGAACGGCCCGTTAAGCCCACCCTGAAGCTGTACAATTGTCTGATCAAGGTTAAGCATCTGCATTGCCGTTGCCGCCTGCTGCTGCCTGCTGCCAAGCCCAAGCCCGACCGTAGCAACCGCGTCCATGCGGTCTTTCCAGTCGCGCGGGTTGACGTTTACCCACTTGTTGCGAAGTTTGACCATGCGGGGCACGTCTTGGTATTGGCAAACCAACTGGAATATACGCCGGAACGCACGCTTAACGCCTGTTTCTGCAAAAATTCTAGCAATTAATTCAAGACGTTGCATACTTTTATTGTTCAGAATATCCGCGCCAGTGGCAGAACTGTTCAGCACGTTGTCGCTCAACCCAGCCGACATTGAGGAAATGCCAGTACGTTTTTCCTTTACCTGATCGATGTAGCCAATGACCTGCATGGCTTCAACTGATACCATCGTGGTGGGTATCGGCTGGATTGCCCCAGATGATTTCATCCGCACGGCACCGCCGACACGCACGTCTAGGAGGTCATCAAGGTTTACTTGACCCTCGACAAAACCAATGCGTGGCGAGTTGGCCAAGTAGGTGCTGTCTAAGATGCCACGGAGTAATGCCGTCTTGATCTCTTGAATATCTTTGGTCTGGTCAAACAGCGAACGTCCATAGAACTTGTGCGGTTCTGGCACTGGCGTTAAATCACTAAACGGATGATCGTCTGTTTCAATGTTTTCCAAAACAATCGAACCGGAAACACCAGCATCACCAGCAAGAGTTACTTTGCGCCATTCTGAAATGCCGTCACCGTCGTAATCGCATTTGATATAAGCTTCTGTTATCCATACCTTGCGCCCGGCTTCGTCGCTTATTGTATCAGTAGTGTAAGGCAACTGATCGTCTTCATTGAAGCGTCTTATGCGCTCGCTTGAATAATCATTATCTCCATCACGAGGAATGCTGCGAACAATGTTTAAATCATAACCGGATTCTACTAAATCAGACAACGTACGCTGTCCCCGGTGAGCAAGAAACCCAGCCGTATAAATGCTCGTGGCCCTGCGCTCGATAATGAACTCATCAGGCGGCACATTGGCAATCATCACCCGCTTGACAGGCTTAGCATTAGTAACCACGCAATTGTAAAAAGTAATTGGCACCGCCACTGGCTGCATGGTCTGCGGATCGGGCTGAATAACCTGATCTTGATACGCTTGCACGTTGCTTACTTGCAGGCTGTTATCCATTTTCAAGACGGCAAGCTCTTGTTCTGTCAGTCCCTGATAATTCTCTTTTGTTTTCTTAATCCGAACGTCATGCCAAATCTTAATGATGCCGTTCTTTTTAAGCAGCGCATCTTTGAACCAAGTATGAAAGATTGTAAAGCCTTCATTTTCTTCAAGAAAAATATGATTTATGTAATCCGTTGCTTGCTTAGCGGCTTCTTCATCTTCTGCCGACATTGGGGAAAAGCTACAAACTTCCTCACCACTGGCAAAAATCCGCATCAGTGAAGGCATGGCATCGTCAACCGTCTCGGCCACATCGCGGCTAACTACCTGTGAACGCCCGTCCTGCTCGTTGCCAAGCGGTTCGCCTCGGTAAAATTGATCGGCCTCGATGCGCTTTGTTGCCATCTTACCAGACCCGTACCACTGGTGGCTATTCTCAATCCGCATCTTAAGGAGGGCTTTGAGGTTGTCCTCCGTCATGGCGCGGCTGGGCACATCTTCAGGCTCTGGTGTCTCGCCCTCGGCTATATCCTGCGGCGCGTCCATCTGTTGATTAATGGGATGCTCCATGACCCCAAGCATTTGAATGGCATGACCAAGCTCTACCGGAGATTCCGCAGGCAACCTTGGTGCCAATTCATCGATCATTAAATAACCCTTTGTTGTTTATAGTTAATGGGCTTCCCCCATTCTGTTTGTGAGCCAAGCGTATTTATGGCGATGCAGAAAGTTCTGAAAGCGTCAGCCCCGTGGCTTGCTTCATCGTGCACATGTTCATTCATCCACATAGCGTTTACCCGATCCCAGCGGCGACGATAATTGTCCAAACGCATTATCAATTTGGCGCATTTTGATTCATCAATCCAGACTTGAGTAAGCATTGGCTTGCAGTGGTTTATTACATCGTTGTGGACATTTTTCGTAACGGGCACAATTTCGATAGGGTTTATTCCAACTCGGCTAGCCATTTCTCTGGATGTGAGAATTTCCCCCTGCGTGACGATGTTTATATCGCCGTCGTGCGGGAAGTAATGCGTGCCATAGTTGTAACCACGTTCTTTAAGAATGATTGCGTACACATTCCATGCGACGTTAGTTTTTTCCTCGTAGTCAATAAAATGTTTGCGGCCTCGTATCTCTTGATAAAAGATTATTGCCGTTAAATCCCGCGTTCTGCCCAAATCCCAATATGTATGCACAGGGTAACTACAGTCATAGGGCACAAAAGATATCTGGCCGGATTTACGCAGCTCGGCCATTTCTTTGGTGTAATATGCGCCTTCCATAGAGCCTTCAAAGGCTTCATCAGGCGTTGACGGATATTCTCGCCGCATGTCATCGCCCATGATGCGCTCTTTAACCGCGTACCAAGCCCGTTGATTGGCATCTAGTTTGAAGTTTGCAAGGTATGCTCCAGTTTCCCTTGAAACAACCACCGTGGCCGTCTCATCATCGCTAAGGCGATAGTCTGGGTTATCAAACCAAGCATAAAAATGAAACTTTGCTTCCAACCTAGTCAAAGTTTTCCTGGCGTTTTTTAACCTTCGTGCTTGCTGGCATAATTCGTAAAACTCCCCGCTTTTGCCCTCGGCTGTGGACTCAACAAATATCTGCTGGCCGATACCGACGGCATTAAGCGCACCCGTTTTAATCTCTCGCGCCTTTTCAGGAGTAGCCGCCGACACCTTCCCATATTCGGACACAAGCAGCTTTTGCAGCGTGTCGCCACGGTGTGAGGTGCCCACTGATATACCGCTACCATTACTGAACTCAACCTGCTCTGCGGCATCTGTGACGAGTGTGGGGAGGCCAATCAATAGATTGTTCAAAATGTCTTTCGGGATGTTCTCATAAGCATATTTAATCATCTTCAGCTTCTTCTTGGCATCATCAATGCCGCTGTCGATAATCCCGCACTTATGATTACTATTGAACAAACACGCATCAAGAAAGTAAATGCAGATGATAGTGGAGAATCCAAGCTGGCGGGCTTTGAGGATAACATTGAAATACCAGACAGTAGAAAGAAATTGCCGTTGTGCCCAGTTGAATTTAAGCAACACTTTCTGACCATTCTTATCGCGGATATGGTACAGATTGTTCAATCTCCATTCTTGATTGCCCAGGTATTCATCCCTCAATTTTTGGTAGGCCGTCGCTTCGTCCATCGAGTTCCTTTAAGAGGCTTGCGAGTGAAAGCAAAGGGGCATGCGGATCGCCAGAAAGCGTTTGTTTGTCACCATACTTTTTAGGATTGAACACTTTTAGCAAACGGAAATCGGTTTCGATTTTCAGTTTATCACGTACCACATCGCCAGTGCTAAAACCTTCATCGCCATTGGCAACTTTCCTAGTTGATACAGCAAGCAACTCTTCGCCGTCTTCGCGCGCGTGGGCGTAGGAAATTCCAAATTCTTCGTGCTTCTTCGCCCAAGCCCTAACAGTAAAAGGCGATGGCATGCCTTCTTCCCGGCATATTTCAGCCAATGGGATGCCTTGAGATAACTTCCCAGCAATATAAGCTGCTTTTTCTTCTGTGTAATCTGTAGGACGACCAGCCATGAAATTTTATCCTGCAATTTAATGTAATTGCTACCGCAGAACGGGGGCTTGTAGCTCAACCATTCTTCGGGGTAATTCTACTATTGTTTTTCCAGTAAGTAAAGACAAAAGTAACACAACATTGTCTTTTTTTGATCGTTCATAAGTACCTGATATCCCAATAAATGGCCCGTGATTGATGGTAATTTCATCGCCTTTATTAAATTTCATTAGTGCCTCGTTTGTGTTGTGGGGGTTGAGATAACCATCATCGTCTCGCTGTGCTTTGAGGGCTTCAATGAAGCCTCTAGGCAGCGGTGTGGCAGTGTCATCACGGCTTGCCACAAGTTTCTGAACGCCTTTGGTTGAGTGGATAGACCGCCAACGGTCTTTGAGGATGTCAAACGAAACAAAAATGTATGCGGGGAAGAAAGGTTCAATGACTTGGGCTAGTTTTTTATGGATTATTTTTGTTGCCTGATATTGCGGCAAGAAGACATCAAAGCCTTGATTTTTTAGGTTATATTCTGCGATTTGTTCTTGCTTTGGTTTTGTCTGCACAACGTACCAATTCATAACATCCCCTTGAGATGTCTAAAGGAAATATATTACCGCATGGATAAGTCAAGTTATTTTGCAGTAAGGCCTTCTGCATGATCACAGCCCATTGTTTTTCCACAACAATATATTTTTAAAAAACCTATTGACAGGTGACTTAGTCACCGCTATACTGTTTTCATAGACGGCAATCAAGCCAACAGACGAAGGATAAACATCATGCTAGCATATTGCTGGGCCAATGGCCGCTTAGGTTTTAGTCAAAAAAAGATTCCTCAAGGAGCATTTCCCATCGCAGAAGGAACGGGGAAAAGCTGATCTTAGCCGCCACGGTGTACTATGCCACAAACTAAAGAACAACGCTACAAAGCCAAATTACTAGCAAAAGGCTACGTGCGCCGCAACTACATCCTCCCCCCATGTGTAGCGGCTAGGGTAGC